GCGTCGATGGTGATCACGGCGCCTTCACATGCGTCAATCTCGGCGATCGCCTGGTCGGCGATAAACTTGCCAATCGGACCGAACGGCTCCGCCCATGCGTTGGCACGCTCGCGCGCCTCGAGCATCGCCTCTTGCTTTTGTTCTGTGGTTGCATTGACGTGCGGCCCGTTCAAGGGGTCTGATGGGCCTTCGCAGAATATCATTACTGAGACTTGGAGTGTTTTCTTAAAGCGGCTGTGCGTCGTAGACCCAAATGGCCGAGATGAATGACCGGATCCTCGATCTGATCAAGGAACGCATGGCAAAGGGTCGCGCGCAGTATGGCCACGGTCTCAAGGAAGACTCTGGCTATGACTGGGTGAAGGAGGCTCTCGAGGAGGCGCTCGATCTGTCGATTTATGTCGCGGCGCGTCTGATCGAAGTAGCGTCGTCAGTTGACCACAAAGATCGTACCGACAAAGAGTGAATTGTACGTCGACGCATAATAGAGCGTACTCGGTGCACTTGCTGGGACCCGCCACACGATCGTACCCACGTCCGTCGCAGGGTAGCTCACACCGTCCGTGTACACGTCGCCGGCACTGTACGCCCCACTGACGGTCTGAATGTTGAACGGCTGCCCGAGTGCATCCATATAAAACACGATCGTCGTACCACGTGACACGAATAACGTGGGATTGAGACCTCCGTTGACCAGGTACGCCTGGTTCTGATAGTTCTGGAAAAGATATCGAGTGATTGTCGGCGATACGACGAGCGGAAACTGAACGGTCGAACGAAGTCCGTAGGGAGACTGTACCGTAACGTCGATGTTCTGAAGAGCCGTATCGGTATTCTGTGCGAATGCGAGCGTGATGCCGGTTTCACCCGTGGTCACGACCGATACGCCGCCCGGCAGAGTGCTCGTCGTATACGCCAACGTGACGAGATTGTAATACGGTGACGTCTGTGCGATGAAAAATGTGTTGGCGCTCGCGGTATCGATGATGACCGGTACGGGCACGGGGGGTGCGAGTGTCGGTTTGTACTGCTGGATCGTCGCGAGTACGTAATCAGGTGCCGGCCATGCAATGTACTTTATCGGGCCGGACAGGCACAGTTCACCGTTAAGCGGCACAGTCTTGCGCACCTGCTGGATCATCAAACGGTGCGTGTTCATCTCGAACCACGATCGCTCTTCGTACGGGAGGTGAATGGCTTCGCACCACACCTTGTAGTTGTAGGCGGGCGAAAGCCCTTCGATCAACAGGTCGAGCTGAGTGTACCGGATGGACACGAGCGGAAAATACGTCCCCTCGAACGGCAGCCAGAGCGGTTGAAACCCAACAGGTGCGCGACGCTGCGACTCATTCTTGACTTCGAGCGTCGGGCGAATCGTGTTCATGTAGACGAGATCGCGCTTGTCGATGATCTGTTCGCCGAGTCGCGTCGACATTGACGTGAATGTGATTGGCGTCGGGACGAGGGCGTCGGTCGCGAGGTCGTGTGCCGTGATGTACACGTAGCCGAGCAAATCACCCTTTGAGACGTCGAAGCGAACCAGTCCACCTGGATCGACCCGAACACGTTCGAGCGACATGGCAAATGATACATGTCGCTTGTACGATGAACGAAAAAAGGACATCTGTGGCTCGAGCGTGAGCCAGACGTCCTGTGGACCCTCGACCAACAGCTGTGCGCCGGCGATCGATTCGGTCATATCTATTACAGTCCGAGGTTTTAGTCCCAATAAAGCAGCGATGCCGTTCCATCCTTGATCTCGAGGACGTTGTACCCGACGGCGTACAGGTAGTTGCCAGTCACCATGGATGTGAAGGGCACCGTTTCTGGGGTTACAATCTGAAACTTGTCGATCCGGGAAAAGTTGAGCGTTCCGGTCGGCTGGTATGACGTCGTGTCCAGACAGAATGGGATCACGGCGACGTTCGTGTTGCTGAAATAGCCGTTCGGGGCATGGTAATACGTGTTCACGTCGGTCCACTGCTCGAGGTGACGAGACTCACCGACGTCGGTCCCGTTCACTTGGTACTTGAACTGGTAGTCAGCAACGGCTGGCATTCTATTGTCTGGCGAGAGTTTATTTATCAGGCACGCCCGTAGTTTGTGCGCCCGACGACGTTCCGAAGATTGTTATTGACGCCGCGCCTCACCGTCGTTGGCGGTGCGTTCAGCATAGGCTTGACGTTGTACACTTTGAGCACATCCTTTGCGTGACACAGAACAATCTCTGGGTGAAACGACCCCTCTTGGTATTTTGTCCGGAGTCTCGGTGCATAGTATCCGTCGTACCCTAGTGTACAGATGAACTTGGCGACGTGAATGTCGTACTTGATCGTTGAGAAACGTCGAACCTCGCCATTTGCAGTCCGAAACGCCTTCAGAATACTGCCCTTGACTGAATTCGATCGCGCGGCTGCATGGAGTTTCGTGACCGTATTGACGTTCCCCATATTGAGCAGGTTGAGTGGACGCGTCGTCACGTACTTTACAGCAGTGCCGTACGAACGCACGCTGTTTTTCGTGTTTGAAAAATACACTGGCAGATTACTCCGAAGATAGTTTGGTCGTTTGTTCAGGTACCCCTGGGCCTGATTCGCTTCGGCGTGCGACCCGCGGTACAGGAATTTGCCCGCCGGAAAGATCATATACCATCTGTGTAGATTTTCTGTTAAACGTATCGTGCCACTCATAAGGAATGAGTCATTACGAGACGCTGGGTATCGACCGAGGCGCATCGGTCGACGAGATCAAAAAGGCGTACCGTAAGCTCGCCATGAAGCACCACCCCGACAAGCCGACCGGTGATCCCGAAAAGTTCAAGGCGATCAATCAGGCGCACGAGACGCTCTCCGACCCCGATCGACGTGCCAAGTACGATCAGTTTGGGACGGATGACCCGAACGCCGGTGGTATGCCCCAAGGTCCCGACATTTCCCAGATGTTCCAGAACATGTTCGCCGGCGGTGGCATGCCATTCGGACAGGGCGGAGGCGGTGGACCCGGGCGTCGCGGCGATCACAAACACGTCATCGAACTGTCGCTCGACGAGGTGTTCACCGGTGTCACAAAGACGATCAAGGCGACAGTCACGAAACCGTGCTTTGCCTGTCTGCGCAAGTGCTCCGTGTGTAACGGCGCCGGTATGATCAGCGAGGTGCAAAATATGGGCTTCATCTCGCAGATGTTTCAGAGGCCGTGTCACCAATGTCAGGGTGGCGGTCAGCTACCGCAAGGCTGTCCGCAGTGTCGCAACCAACGCCATATCACCAATACCGTGTCTATCAACCTGAACATCGGTGCCGGTGTCGAGGATGGCGTGTCACAGGTGATCGAGGGACTCGGTGAGCAGGCTCGATCACCCAACGAGAGGCCCGGCAACTTGATCGTTATTTTCCGGATCAAAAAACATCCCAAGTTTGAGCGCAATGGGCACGATCTACGATACAAGCTGACGATTTCGTTCGAAGAGTCAGTCAACGGGTACGAGTTTGTCGTCCCGCACTTTACAGGGCCCCTGACGCTCAAGACGCACGACCTAGACAATGTGATCGATCCGCGCAAAGACTATAGACTCGAAGGCAAAGGATTAACAAAAGAGGCGAATCTGTATATAAACTTCGATGTTCAATACCCGCGTGTCCCCCACTCTACAAGTCCGCGTACGACACCGTAGGCGCGATGCGATGAATGTCCATAATCGTGCGGGTCTGGGCCGCGCTCGGAAACTCGCCGTTGTTTTCGTCCATGTAGTTCAGCAGTCTCCGTCCGGCATACTCGGCATAGTGGCGCAGCGTTTCGGGTGACATCGTCGGGTATGTCGGAACCGCGCGCAGACGCTCGACCCATTCCGCCCCTGACGTCATCACGGTAGGTGCCACGTTGCCCATGACGTACCAGGCAGGTCCCTCAAGCGGAGGCGGAGGCGGTGCGGGCATGCTAAAGGGCGCGCGGCACATCGGGCACGGCCCATTCACCGTCGTACGACTGCGGCGCGTACGCTGAAAACCGCGACGCCGCGCCCACTCAGACAGGCACGCCGTGTGGAAATAGTGCCCACACTGAGTCTTTGTTCGCTCAGATGGCGCCATCTCGTTCATACAGATGGCGCAATCGGACGGAACGTCCGGGAGGAGACCCTCCTTCTTCGCATGCCGCCAGCACATTGCGAGGCTGCGGTACCGCGGGCACTTGCACGGCTCACCCTTGGCCGTCG